TAGAGCATTTAATGTAGTAGTTGTTTCAAGATTTATAATTCTTTTCTCAAGAGCACTAATATCTCTCATAGTGAATCTACGATTATCTTGCATCTTAATAGATGGTTGATTATCAGTATCGTATAAAAATGGAGGTAATGATATCTGTGCTATCTCCATTGAATCACCAAGTTCAGTTGGTGGCACAGGTTCCTCTGCAGATTCTCCTTTAATTAATTTTACTTCTTCAAATTGATTGATAACCAGTTTGTCAATTCGAGGCAGATAAAAACTATATCCTAATAGAGCACTTTCATTTGGTGTAACTACAAAAGGTGTTTCGGAAACAAAAGCACGTTTTTTAAATGAAAATGGAGAAAGTGTTGTTCCTTCATCAGTCACTGGATTGTAATCAACAACTCTTGGTCTGAAATCTAATAAATCAGTAGCTCTATTTCTTCCAATCGCTGGTATATCTTTTGCAAATCTATCTGATGTATATGAATTTACTGAGAATACATCACCTGAAATACCAGATGCAACTTCATACTTATTAAATATAATTAATAATTTTTTAGAGGGTACAGCAGAATTTGCTTTTCTTACCACTCTAGAATAATCAGAATATTGATCTTTATGACCTTTATTTAATGTAAAGTTAGTTGTTCTGTCAAGATAATTTCCAACAGTAACATTTTGTGTAATAGTTTTAATATTTGATTCATCAAATTTGACTTGCTCACCAACTACAAATTTATTTGCATTAAGATAAACAAAACTAATGGTGTTTGATGTACGAGAAACAATTTGACCAACTGCACGACTATCATCACCTTTAATTTTTTCACCAACTATTGCATTTGTATTGAGATTAAGTCCACTTACAAATGTAAGTTTATCTAAAATTGGTGTTGATGTATTTTTTGATTCATAAATTGCTACAACATTTACCACATCTGGTGTATTGAGTGAAATCTCTTCATCTTCAACTCTTAGACCATATCTACCGTCTTTTGTAAGATTACTTTTTTCTGTCGAAATACCTGTGCTTCTTGTAACTTCTACTTGTTGACTTCGAGTAAAAACTTTTGTTTTACTTGTCATCCCAACTTTTTTAAGAGTTACATTGACAGTTGCATTTCCAGATGATTTTGATAATCCACTAAAAGAAATATCGTTCCCACTATTTGTTATAGTAACTTGATTAGATGTTAATGGTTCAACAGATCCATCAGTATAATGAATTGAGTATTTTTCACTATCAAAAGGTTCAAAGAAAGCACTTGTGATACCAACAGTTGCTGCTAATCCAACTTGAGAAGATACTGTAATTGTGCCACTACTTATCGGTTGATTTAATAACTGTTTTGATACTATCAGATTTGAATTAGATGTATCAATTATAGATATATTTTTCTTCGGAAGTCTTGAATATAAACCACCTCTGGTTAAATTTGTAATTCTTGGAACTTTAATTCTAAAAGTAGAGTTTGTAGAAATACCTGCTGCGAGAGTAGTATTTGTACATATACCAGTAACAGCAGTACCTACTGGTGAAAGTGTTAAAGTCTGACCATTTGGAGATATGTTACTAACACGATTGAATATAGGATCTGCAAATGTTCCATGATTATAGGCAATAATAGCATCTGTTTTAATACCTACTTTTCCACTAAACCTACGATTTGCAACAGTCGCTGTATTTGTTCCTGATCCACCTAATACTGAGAGATTATCTGTAAGAGAAAAATTAGGAAGAACTCGGTCATAAAGAACTGAATCTGCACTAAAATTAGATGCTAATGATGCTATAACTTTTGCTTGGAAAACAGATTTAATATCATCAACTGTATACGTATTAATTGATAAGATTGAAGGCAATATATTACTACCTATTTCATTTACTATTATCTGCTCACCCTCAATAAATGTGCCAGTCGTTTCAGTAAGATTTACTTCAAATGCATTTGGCGACTCTTGTATAAATCCAATGGCACCACTTTCTTTTCCTCTAATCCTTGTACCAACTGCCATTTGTATGACTTGAGATACTTTTAATGTGGTAAATGTTTGTATATCATATAGATGTAAATCAAATTCAGATGAACCATCTTTGTAAGGAGCATCTGACAAACCATATGAATATACTCTTGCCAAACCTATTTTTATCCCCCTTCCTGTTGATAAATTAGGATTTGTACCTCTTTGATTATAAAGTTCAATAACATTATTATTTGTGCCACCTAAACTAATGTATGGTGAACCAAAAACATTGTTAATTTTTAAATTACTTCCTAAACTAAATGGAATAGATGTAGATCCAATCTGTTTAACATCTCTTGGTTTCTCAACATCCGAAACAGTTGTGCCTGGTAAATAAACATCAAAACCTCTTACATACGCTTTACCAGGTGATAATTTAACACACATTAAGTTTTCAGATGGTGTGTTTCCTTCATCTGTTAACTGATCAGACGTATATAATCCTTTTGATCCAATTTCATCATTTAATGAGTTCTGTGTATTGACACGGAATGGTTCAACTGCATAGTTACCAGATTCATCAAATGTTCTCTTTGCAAAATATTTTTTAATTTCTGAATATACTGATGTATTTTGTAATTTTTTTGTTTCACCATCTCTAACTCTGAATAATTCTACGAAATTAGTATCACTAGTATCATTTAATGATTTTTTAGCTAATTTAACACCTATCTTAAATCTATCAGCACCAGGTGCAGCAAAATTAGTAAATCCCTTTGCATTATCATAAAGAGATTCATCATCTGCAGCAGTAACAACTTCTTCTATTATCTCAAATCCGACTCTATAAGAGGGACGATTAGAGTATGGTTCAAGGATTATTAAAGATGTAGGCACATCTACAAATACACCTCTCATAAAATAAACACCTTTACTTACACCAAACGCTGAACCAGTTGCAGAAGCTTCTTCAGAAACTAAAGTTAAAATAGTTTCATCAGCGTTGAGACTAGTATTACCATAAGTTAGTGTTTCTTCAAGTATTAAAACTTCTCCATTCGGAAAAGCAACACTTTCACCATCTGTCCCAGATTGATTATATTTTACAAATACTGTAATTTCGTCAACACCCTCTGTAGGCGGTAATATAAAATTCTTTATTGTTGCAACTATACCCGAACTTTGACCTCTTACTCTTGTTCCTTTGCCATTATTATTAGATACAATTTCATTTAAGTATACAGATACATCAATGCCTAAATGTGCTGTATTAACTTTTACAGAAAAATAAGTTGGATCATATTCAATACCGCCAGGTATAACCATTGATCCTTCTTTAAATATATGCTTACCAAACGCTTCAACTTGGTTTTGCAATATGGATTGTAATCCAGTTAATTCCCTTGCTTGAACTGGATGGCCAGGTCGAAATAAAATTTTGTAGAAATTTTTCGCCTTATCAAAATCATCATAATAAGGATTAATATTTAAATTTGTCTTTTGTGGCATTGTTAGAATTCGAGTATGATTTTAATGTCTTCCTTTTGACGAGAGTTTCTCACGATTTGGGGTCTATTATCTAAGTAGACAATTTCGCCCGACCCTTTATTTATCTCAGATTCAGATAACCCTGCATTAAAATTAACCCCTAAATTTATTAATTTATTACCAGTTGGATTATCAGTTCCCTTAGAAAATGATGTATCTATAGAACCAGAAAAACTAGATGTTTTTCCTTCAATATCATTTGCAGTATTTGATGACTCAAATTGATAAATTCTACCAGATGTAGAAATTCCAATATAATCTGTATGATCGTAAGTCACTCTATTAAAATGTAAAGAACGATCTCTAAAATATTTTAATACTTTAGTTTCTTTATCAAATGATGCTACAAATCCTTTTGCTACTTTACCAGTGTTTGGAGAAATAGTTAAAGTCTGATTTATTTCTTCACCAATTTGTGGTGTTCCAGTGATAGATGAAAACTTGAAAGCTTGTAATGATGAATATGTATTATCAGTAAATATAATATCAGTTCCAACCTTAGTTGGATTTTTAACAATTCCAACTTGTGCAAACTTAGTGTCAACTGGAAAATCCTTTGTTGAATCATCAAATCTTGCATAAATGATTACTTTATCGGTTCCTAATTCAGAATATACATCTGATCCATGTCCCAATCCTGGTGGAATAATTGGGATAAGTTTTGCTCCATTATCTGCACTTACATTACTATTAAGTGTACCTAAATCGACCAAACCATAAGTATATCCTTTACCACCAGAACTTACAGTAACATCTGTAATTTTGCCATTAACAACATCAACTCTTGCTTTTGCTCCTGTGCCATCACCAAGTATGTCCACCTCTTGTGATAATCCATTCGCATATCCATCTCCAGCTTTCTCGATATATACGTGTTTGATTTGATTTAAGTTAACATCAGAATTTCCATTTTCTCGAACTGCTCTTATTTGTGAATCAGTTGAAGTAGACCAGTTGTTAGGGACAGTAATAAATTCTGTTGAATCAAATTTTATAATATCACTTGGCGAAACAGTAAATAAGTATTTCCACACATAACCATCACCACTATTACCTGCTTTTGATGGTTCTAAATCTGTAAAGGTTGGTTCATCTTGTGATATATTTCCTAGCAAGTTAGTTCCAGAAGAACCATTATCAATACAAACATAGACCTTAAAATCTGAATTTAAAACATAATAATTAGCATCATATAAACGGTTTGCTTGTGTTAGTGGACTTTGATTTGTTGCACTATAATCATCTCTGTAAATTTCATATCTTGATCCTGAAGTCCAATTTACCCTTCTTATAATTCTTCTTATATTAGCAGATGATATTTTTTTACCAAACATCATAGTATCACCAGAATGAGCACGATATGAAAAACTATCTGTTGGAGCAGGTGTTTTACTACTAGTATTCCAATCTGATGTTCTACCATAACCAGTAAGAGTAGGTGCTCCTGTAGGGTTAGATAGTCCTATAAAAACATAGTAAGAATTATTTGTATTTTCGACTGATTCTACAAAATTATTTGCGTTCAGGATTCTAAACTGATCAGTAACAATTGCTGGCATCGAATCTTAACTTTTCTTTTTATTTATAGTGGTTCATCAATCAAAGTCCAAATACTCTAATCGCACCAGTGGATCTCAAACCTCTTACTGAAGTAATAACGTGATTCTTACGTTGAATTGTTGGGAAGGTTGATAGTCCAGCATCAACTGTTAAACCAGTGACACCAATTGATATTGGATTTGCAGAACGTGTTAGATTTGCACCATATAATCTACCCCAATTGATTCTACCTAATGAAGTTGTTAATCCTGATTGCCCAGTTGAATGGAACCCAACAGTGTTTATACCAGTACCACCTGGTGTAATTGATGAATTACTATTTGTATGCACATCACAAACAATTTCACCTATTGATGCATTTGTAGTAATAGTTTTTACTATGTAAATGTTATCTACAAAAGTAGTTCCTATTCCAACAACTGATGAATTTACACCATTGATCGATGTAACTCCATTTCCTACTTTAGTATCTGAAACTAATATAGGATAACCTACTTTTAGTTTATTTGCATCTACATTTGTTAATACACCATTATCATTTTGTGTGACTGCATTAAAGAAGAATTTAAGTGCGGGTTTACCACCTGTTCTTGTAGTTTTCTGTATACCTGTAATAATACCTGTGTATCCCTCTACATTTTCAATTGTATTAATCTTTTCAGTTTGGAATGGAGGTAAAGAGACAATCACTTGTGGTGGATTAACAAATGTATAACCAGTTCCTGCATTTGTTATTGATGTAGACGTAACTACACCACCACTGAGTGTTGCAGTAGCTGTAGCAGTAGTGCCAACACCAACTGGAGAAGCGATCTTAATTGATATACTACCTGAATATCCTGAACCAGAATTTGAAGTTGTCAAACCTGTTATTGTTCCAGTTGAGGAAACTGTTGCAGTAAACGCTGCACCAACACCTATGTCACCTGAAGAAATTAAAGCATCAACCTTACCATCACCTGATTGACTATATCTCTCCTTCTCAAAATGGAATGATGTTGCATCATCTACAAATATTCCATCATTATCACCTATACCTTTACCGCTTGTAATTGATAAATCACCAATTATTTTAGCAGTTGGGTAAATTTGAGGTTCAATAGAGGATCTTGTCTTATTAACAACTTCACCATTTAATACTATATCAACCTTTTGTTTTTCCCATCTTACTGGTTTATTATTTGTTTCATCGACACCTAATCCAGTGTAAATATCAGTTTCAACTAAGTCTGCTCCTAGTATCTGTTTAACAACTCTATCACTTTCTTGTGATGTTGTTATTCCAATTGTTTCATTTTTTAGAACTCTAAATTCATCACCAATTTTCACAAATTCCTGAACATCTTTGATTAATACATCAACTCCATCTTGACCTTTATAGAAGAATATGTCAACTTTATCACCAGAGTCAGGTGGTTCAGTGAACGTAAATGTTGATCCACCCTCAAATTGATAAGATTCTTTTGGTTTTTGCAAAACACCATTGATGAATATTAACAACACAGCATCAAGATCAATTAACTGTGATGTTGCATTTGACAAATCTTTCTCAAAACTAAGAATTTGACCATTAAAGAATAGTGGAAATCTTACTTTCTGACCATCTTGAAGATTAGATATACTGTCTATGAAATCTATTTCTCCAAACTGCCAAGCAGAGAATTTATCTCTGAATATTTCTAAAACCTCTAATTCAAACTCTTGAATTGGTGCAGTCAGGTGTGACGCTGTTACTAAACCAACTGGTTTAAATTTATCTCCAACCTTGAATGAATGACCAGGTCTTGTTATACTAAACTTATTAATCTCAAATAATGTTGATCCAATGCCAACAGAGGTTCTCGAAGCACCAACCTCTACATTTAATAATAAATTAGATCCTGTATCAGTTGTTGTGCCAATACCGAGTCTTGATACACCCTCAACTTCTAAATTTTCATATACTGGTTCAGGTATGATTAATCTTGGATTAACGTAACTTGTACCAGCAGAAACAATATTAAATGCTAATGTTCCCCCAACTCCAACAGTTGCGGTTATATTTGCACCAGTTCCTCCACCTCCACCTTGTCCAACATTAAATGTGATTGTGCTTTGTGTAGTTACACCGATTCCAGTCTGTATTCCAGCAAATGGATCTTTTCCTGAACTATGACTTCCTGTGATTGAAATATTTCTAGGATATGGATGATTGCCAAAGAATCCATCTTTAGAGCACTTGAATATAATACCACCTGTGTCTATACCAACTGTATCACTAGTCGTAAATGTGTGATTTGGAATTGTAAGTGTAAGTAAACCACTGTGTGACTCATATTCAGCATTTGTTGCTGTAAATGCATCACCATTAAAGTTACCCTTTTTGATTGAACCAATTCCAGAACTTACAAATCTATGCTCATAAGCGATATCAGTAACACCTATCGCTACAGTGCCACCCCTATATCCTGAACCAAATGTATTATCCTCAAAGAACTCAAATGCATTTCCACCACCAACATATGTGTGTACAATTGTACTTGGTCCTGCTTGAACCTCAAATGTTCTTTCTGAGACAATGCCTGTTAGGAATAATGGTCTTTCATGATCTTGGAATATTGTTGTCGTTACTCCACTATACCCAACACAACTAAATTCTAAATCTTTAAGTTGAACTGTATTTGGTTGTCCAAGTGAAAATCCGTGAACTTTATTAGTTGTTACAGTAATAATACCTGTGATATTATCATAAGCAGCAGTGCTGATTCCATAATTTACACCTGAAGTTGTGGCAATACCAACAACACTAGTAATTGCACCTGATGCATTCTTAAACAATGATGCTTTTGCACCTATAAGTGGAGCATATCCAAGACCTGGTGTAGATCCAAGTGATACAATCAATCCACCTCTTGGGACTTGGTTTTGATTTATATCAGATTCTGATACGATAAATTGACCATTTTCAGATGTTATTCCAGTAAATTGAACTGTTGATACTCCTGCAACTGTATCTGCAATGAACTCGTAATTATGACCTTCATTATTTGTCGTTAATGGTGTTTGGAATATACCATTGATAAAGAGAACACCATTACCTACACCAATACCAGATGATGTGTTTGCACCACCAACTGTTAAACTATAAGTCTTTCCAATACCTGTAAAATCATCTGATATATCATCAAATAACATATTAGTTGTGTAATTACTTCTAAGGAATGTTCTTCCACTAAAGTCTGCTTTTACAAATGGTAAGTTAGTATCTGTTCTTCTTGATCTTGTATTTCCCTTTGGTGGTTCAATAAAGTAGACTGAACTATCAACAATATTAAATGAACCTCTATGTACTCTTACAGTGTCATTTGCTGAGTGAGCAGAAGCATTTATACCAAGAACACCTCTTTCCACTTTTACAACAGGTAAAGTTGCTAAACCCTCCGCTACATCTGTAGCATCATTAATTGTGCCAGTAGGTGTGCTTGAGAATCCAACTTGTTCTATCTTCATAAATTCATCATTTATTTTTAGAACATCACTTGGTTGAATTGAACCAATACCACTTAATACAAATTGAGTAGCAGTTTCGTTTATACCTGAATTTAATGTATGTGCTATAGATGTAAATGTAATTGGTTGTTGCACAACTCCATCAAGACCAATAATTGTCTTGGTAAGTTGTTTATTCATTGATAACTTATGAGCATTACCTGTTCCAATACCTGTAAATGTAATCGCTGTACCTGCACTTACATATTCTGGTCTAGAGAATAATTGGAATTGGTTTTCATCAATTACTTTAGCAAAAACTGTAGATGGTAATATTGTAGTTACAACACCAGCAGTATTAGTGGTAGAACCAATTGATAATGCAGTCGCTGCAACTCCTATGAAAGAAGAAGCAGGTGTATAAGTTAATTCTTCATTAGTATTAAAGAAATGATTTGGTATGGTAAAGATGCCTGTTGATGTACTTAATATACCAGAGTTTGGATTAAATGTTTTAGAGTATATTGGTGTGCCATCAAATTTTAGATCAAATTTAGTTTTATTTGCCCTTCTTCCCTCTAACCCATCATAAGTTGATAAAAATACTTCTTGAGAGACAGTTCCATAAGATAATTTTGGAGGTGTATTATCAAAATCATTATCTGTATAGAAAATTTGATTATATGATTGAACTTCAATTAATGAGGTGAATTCAGAATCTGGATAAAAACGAAGATTTATATCATTACCACTTATCTCTCCACCAAATGTTCCAATACCAGTTGTTGAACCCATTGATACGAATGGATATTGAACTGTGAGAATATCGTCAGCATCCCTTATTGAAACAATTTGATGAACTGCTGATGTTTCACCACAAGAAACTCTTACAAGAGATTTAGAGGTGCTATCAATAAGTTTATTAAGAGTTGCATATGTTATTGCACTAGATGTTCCAGTTGCGTATCCAGATTCGAGTCTCACACTTCTCTCTGCACCTACTGGTTGATCTGATACAGAGAAACGATAAGTTCCTATTCCAGATGTTGTGGTTCCTAATCCGACAATATTTGATCTA